TCCAGCTCGCGGTCCGACAGCACGTCGTTGAGCAGCCGGTCGAGCGTGCCGGATTCGAGCGCACGGAGCAACTCGGCCTCGGTGAGCGAGCGGCGTATGAGTTCGTAGGCGGCGAGAAGGCGACGTGACGTTGCCGGCTGGAGCTGCGCGGCGCGGCGGGTGATGCGGTTGAGGAGGGCTTGCTCAGCGGGACTCACTGGTACAACCCCGCGGCTTCGGCGCGCACCATGAAGTCGCGGCAAAGATCCCCGTGCGCGTAGGAGATCCACTCCTCGCCTTCCATCGCCTGCGCCTCGTGCGAGAGGCACGCGAACGGGAACCGGACGCGCCTGGCCCATGCGAACGTCGCGTGCAGCAGCTCGTGGGTGACGATGCCCATCGTGCAATGCTTCCGCGCGAGGTTGACCTCGGCGATGCACGGGTCGCGGCGACATCTGCCGCCGTCTTCTTCGGCCTGGACCTGCCAGTGATTCCACTCGTTGCAGAACCCGTAACAGTTCCGGCCCACGTAATCCGCCGAGTACCCCCGACGCTTGAGCTCCCGGCTGCGCTCGCGCATCGCCTTCAACGTGTCGTGCACCAGCACCCGGACGTAGAGTGTGCGGCCCTGCTCCGGGTAGATGCGGAAGACGATCACGCCTTGGACCCGATCACACGCGCAACCACGCGCCGCCACACGAACGCCGGGCACCAACGCGGCCTCGGCCGGATGCGCTGCTGAAGCCGGAACCGCACTGCGCGCTCAGCCTGCTCGACGAGCGTGCCGTACTCGGCCTCGACCCTGGCCCCGACCTCGGCGCGTACCCGTTCCTCGACCGCGTCGGCCGTCACGCCCTGCCGCCTGAAGTGCTGGCGCATCATGCGCCGCATCTTCTTCGCGCCCTTCTGGCTCACGCTACGGCCTCTTCCGCCCCATCGGCGTCAGCCACACCAGCGGCGATCATGCGTAGCGCCTCTTCCATCGCGTCGAAGTCGTCGGGCAGCTTGCCGGTCTTGAGCGCGGCCAGGAAAGCGTCGGAGGGCAGTATGCCGGCCTCGGTCGCGCGGAACAGCACGTCGAGGTACGCCGGGTCGAGCGTGATCTGGCTCGGGTCGGTATCGATCTTGAGCGAGCCGCCGTCGGGTAGCGCGAGGAACGCCGCCATATCGGCGAGCATGCCCTCCAGGGCGTCCTGAAGCGAGCGGCCGGCCCTGACGAGCTTGGCGTCGCGCTGCTTCGCGAGCAAGCTGGCCTCGGTCGCCGTGATGCTTCGGCCGGAGCCGATGTTGCTCGACGCGGCGCCCTGCCGCTCGACGGCCGCCTGGATGTCCTGGAGCCGGAGGCGGGTCGCTTCGAGCGCGGCTCCGCTCGGCTCCATGTAAAACGCATTACCACCGATCGGGATGTCGAGGCCGTAAGCCATGTTCACCGTCTCGCCGGTCCCTGGTCCGGTCTGCGGGCGGCCGACGAATACCGGCGTCGGCACGTTGCACTTGTGCATGATCGCCGCATAGTCGCTCTGGACCTGCACTTCCTCGAGACTCTTGAGCGCGAGCCCGAACAGGTGCGGCTTCGTATAGAGTGTGCCGAGCCGCTCGCCGCCGTAGACCACACGGACGGGGATCTGGCGCGGCCCCACGATCACGCCCTTGTCGTCCTCGACGGGCGCGCTGTCTCTGTCCGGCTTCGTGAACGTGCGCCAAGTGATCGGGCCGAGCGCGATCGCGCGACCGTCCGCGTTGACCATCACGTCCTGCTTGAGCTCACGGAACCGCTCAGCCGAGGTCACGCCGTAGTCGCCGTCGGGCTCTACCGAGCGCTCACGGAACATGATCTGCACGATGACGCTCACCCCGCCGATCGTCGCCGTGCGCCACGTCAGCACATCGGTCGCCGGGTAGAGCGTCACGTAGGGGCGTTTCCTCGCGGCGCCCGCCGTCGCCAACGTCTCGGTGCGCGAGTAGCCAGGCGGGGGCGTCCACGATAGCGGCTCGGCGCTCACGGGTTCCGGGTAGTCGGTGAGCAGTACGCTGTGTCCGTAGTGCAGGGCCGCGTCGAGCGTGGCCTGCGCGAACACGTCGAGGTGGCTGCCCTCGCCGTCCACGTCCTCCATGAGCGCCGCAAGCTGCTCCGGCACATCGTCTCTGACCTCAACTTCCTTGGCGAGCACCAACCCGACGTGATCGACGACCGTGCGCGCGTAGTGGTCCTCGGCGAACGTCATGTCGACGCGCGCCATCCAGTCGCGGTCAACCTCGGCCTCGAAGCGTGGGATGTACGTACTGGACTTCGCCCTCAGCCGCGGCGTGCCGGCGCGCACGTCGTCGACCATCTCCCAGCGCGGTCTCATTTGGCGGTAGAGCGGGCATGCGTAGTCGGCGCGCGTTGGGTCGGTCGAGTAGCTGGGCGACTCGCCGAGCTCCGACTGCGTGAGATCGCGGAGCGAGGACAGCTCGCGCATCAGTAGACGGCCCTAGAGGTGCGCCACTGCGCCGTGAGCACGTTGAACTCCTGCCAGAGCAAGTAGTCCGCGGCGTCGCAGATGTGATCGTACCCGCTTTTCTTATCGCGCTGGCTGGTGCCCTCCTTGTACGTCAGGTTGGCGAGCCCCGTAATCAGCGGCTTGGCGTCGGGATGTATGCGGCAGCGACGGCGCCCCGACTTGCCGTCGTGGTACATGGCGTTGGCGTTGTTCTCGCGATCGACAACAGGGGGAGCACCCGACGGCGCGCGGATCTCGAAGCCGGCGCGCTCCAGGATCGTGAAGTCTGTCTGGCCCACGGGCGCCGAGGTCTTCCGTGCCTTGCCTGACGGATCGGGGCAGACGATGATCCGGCGGTTCGGATAGGTGCGCCTGAGCTCAGCGGCCATCTCCTCGGTGTTCGATGTCGGGACCTGGAGCGCGGCCAGTATCTCGCACTCGTCGACCGCGCGCTGGGCGACTACCGCAGACATCGGGTTGACGTTGAAGTCCATGCCGACGAGCAGCTCGCCGCCCATGTCCACGATCGACTCGTCGATGTTGCCCTTGTCCCAGGGCCGGTTGAGGAACGACGAGTACACGCGCCCCGAGCCGCCGAGGAAGTAGCCACCACCCCAGACGTGCTCGTACATCTCCGGGTCGGTGCGCTTGTCGTCCTCGGCCTCCTGGATCGCTTCCGGCTCCAGGAACGGATTGTCGAGATAGGTGGCCTCGACCATGCGGAGGTTCGGGTCGCCGATCGCGATTCGGTCCGCGAAGAACTTGTCGACCGCGTCGTCCGGGCTCTCGCGGTTCCAACTGAACCAGAGCTCCGCGCCCGGGTTTCGCATGATCGTAGGACGGAGCAGCCTGAGCGAGCGCTCGGACAACGAGTGCGCCTCCTCGACCCACGCCCTGCCGAACCCTTCGAGTGACTTGATCGAATCGGCCGTGTGGTCCTGCATGCCCTCGAAGATCATCACGCCCGTGCCGCCCCTTCGTCTGATCTCGGTGTTGAGAATCTCGAAGAGGTCATGGACGCCGTGGGAGCGGATCTTCGACTCGACGAGGGCCTTGGCTGAGTAGCGGAGCGCGCGCTGCACCTCACGAATGCACACGAAGTGCAGGTCGGGATCACATACCATCTCCTCGACCGCGAGGCCCGCGAAGAAATGCGAAGCACCACGAGCGCGGCCACCGACGGCTCCCTTGTAGCGGGCCGGCTCGAGAAGCGGGAGCGCCCACTCGGCGGTGTCGATGTCAAGGCTTAGTGCCGTTGCCATTCGTGGCCAGGTGCCCAGCGATCCTGTTTGTGGCCGCCGGCATGACCTTGCGTGTCACGGCTATTTCGATCGGGCCGTCGGGGGTGCGGAGGTCGTGGTCGATCTTGTCGCGCCAGCCCGCACGGTTCTTGAGCCAGATGAACGCGGCGCCCGTGTCGGGTGGGTAGTGCCGGATCGTGTCGGCCCGGATCACGCCGCCCTCGTACTGGAAGAGCTTCTCTTCGTGGTGGCTGTAGCCGAGGGCACGGTGGTAGAGCGCCTGCGCTACGTTAGCGTCCGCTACTTGCTTTCCGTTTTTTAGGGACTCGCAAAACTCAGGCTGTCCCTGCTTCCAGCGATTGACCGTCGCCTCGTCCACCTCGAAGAAGTCCGCGAGCTGCGCGTCCGTCGCACCGAGTAGGCACAGCTTGAATGCCTGGTCCGCGTACTCGGGCCGGTACTTGGTCGGCCGACCGCCCTTCGACTTGCCCGATGCTGACAGTGTGCGGCTCCCTGAAATGCGAGAAGGCGATGCCCCTGGTCTGCCGGTCCGGCAGCGGGACTCGCCTTGATGGGAGCCTCTGCGTGTTGAGTTGTCTTGCTATTCTACCCGGCTCGGTGGCCGTGGGTCAATGCTGGCGCGGTTGCGCGTTGGATCATGCCGGCCGTGATGAGCACCTTCTCGGTGCATCGCTTCGACTGACAGCCCCACGTGCCGAGCATCTTGTCGGGGTCCTGTCCTTGGACCATATCGACCAGCGCGGGCACGATGCGAATGTTGGGTGTCGTTCCGCAGCGGGGGCAGATCACGTCGAGCATGAG